TTCGCCCACTACTTCAACCCAACCTTTGGCTAAAAGTTGGTCAACTAAGGAGCTATCTAACTCCTTAGTCCACCCTACTTTTTGTCCAGCTACCTGTTTAAGAAACCTAACGTTTATCATTCAGATGATACTTCTAAAGCGATTAACCTAGCAGCAATATCAGTTACTTGTAAGTAAGCACCAACTTCTGAATTCTTAATTAAAAGAGCTAATCTTTTTCTAGCCTTAAGAGTTTTAAGATCACCTGTGAATTGGTCATCGATATATCCAACTTGGATAGTATACCCTTCAGCACCATCATAAATTCTACCGTAACGAGAATCTCCCATTACAAGAGCATCATCATCAACTCCGTTGTTTTCAATAACAGGAATTCCATCAATAACAAGACCATCACCACTAACGAAAGGAGGCATGATATAGTTGTTATTCGCATCTTTCTTCAACTTGTATTTGTTGATTTCAGTAAGATTCATCATAACGAAATTCGGTCTGAATTTGTTACCCTTACCTTTAACGATAGTTTCAGCCATGATAGGAATCAAGTCATACATAGATGCATCAGTAGTACCTCTATTAGTCACTCCCATTACAGGTGCAGACGTTAAAAGACCTTTGATTTCTGCTCCTGTTCCGATACCACTTAAAAGTTGGTCATCTTCAACTATAGAAACGTTATCACCTAAGAAAGCAACTAATTCTCCATTGAAACGAGCTTGATCAACTGTGAATTCCTCAGATACAGGAATAGAGTCACCAATTTTCTTCAATTTAATTGAGAATTCTTCCCAAGCAGCATCAGATGATGGAAATTGAGCACCTTCAAGAACCATCGCAGCGGCTCTATCAGTAGTACCTTCATCCCAATCGATGTAAGTTACTGTACCTGCATTATCTTTCCCTAAAGTGATGTGTCTGAATAAGTCACTCATTTTAAGATTTCTGAAAGCTAATGGAGATAATTGATTATCTCTAGCAGTAATGGTAGATGTAACTGCACCTGTCAATACTTTGGCAGATACGTTAAATTCGTGCTTCACTTGATCAACCGTAGATGCTTTAACGATTTTCTCGAAGTTAGCCTTGATAACACCTTCTAAAGTTTCACCTTTAGATGCGATACCTTCTTCTTTCAATTTGGTAATTTCCAAACCTAATTCTTCATTCAAGTCTTTAACTGCTTGAATATCAGTCAGCATTGCAGGAAGATCAGCTCCACCTAATGCTTTAGAAACAGCACTTGAAAGGTCTTCACCTTTAACTGCACCTTCTAAACTTAATTTAAAAGCATCCATTCTATCATTGATAGCTTGTGCTTTTTTCTCAGCTTCTGTCATTTTTTTAATTTTTACAGATTAATATTAAATAATAATTCTTCTAATTCAATTTGTTCTTGAAGTGATTTCTCGGCTTCCAACTCAGCGTTAGTCTTTTCGTGAGTGACCTTAGTCGGCTCACTAGCATGTAATACAGGAGTAACGCTATTTGATCCGAACAGTACCAAACTTCCCTCCTTGTAAATCTTAGCTTCGCTTACTCCGAAGAAATAGCCATCAATCGCAACCTCGTCACGATTTGATATCGATTTTATGTGCTTATCATAAAACGCTTTTTCATCTTTATAATCAGGATTTTCACTATTTACCCCTAAGTCCATTTTAACGTACTGCATTCTAATACTATTCTGTGCAGGTAACTTCGATTCGATTGTCTTCCTCGCGTCTTCGTTAGCATAGGTACTTAAAACTTCCTCTTTTACTTTAAATATTAACGCTTGAGTTTGTCCTTCAACATCGTAACCCAAGTCTTTAAATTCAAACATTTTCGTAAGTGGCTCAACATCTTCTGGATACGCGATGATACTGCCAATTTCCAATTTGTGATTAATTGCGTAAAATACTTTACCCTTCTGTTCACCCACGCTCTTATCCCATATACCATCGAAATGAACATCTTTATGAGAATCCATGATATTGGTGGTATTAATAACGGGATAAATAAACCCAGGCTGAAAATCATTAGCTTTATTAACGCCTTTACTTTGATCCAAATCTTTTGCATATTCGATTGCTTTAAAATGAACCCCTTCGGAGTTCTTGATTGTTGATGTTTTTAACGAGATAATTTTACCTTTATTGTCAATTAGCTCTTTAAACATCTCTTCTTTTGTGGAAAATTCCTTCCCAAGTACGGCACATTTTATCATTTTATAACACTTTTATCTAAATTAGACATTTTTTCCTTTAACTTATCCCGAAACTTACTTTCAGTATTAGGGTTCTTGATGATTGCATCAAGTCTGTTTGCGAACTTAGTTTTTTCCATGGTTTATAATTTTACGAGCATATCATTAACATCTGCTCTATCTGTTATTATCGGAACAGCCGATCCCTCACTACCTATAACGTTGCCACCTATGATATTATTGAGATTAAACATTTCCCCATTAACATTAACCCAATCTACAAGCGTATCTCCTGAGTTATCTTCAAATCCTTTTAATTTTCCTATAGAGAATTCTTGAACACCTGTCAGTTTTTTAGCGGCTCCTGTAATGTCAGTCATTCTAACACCATCAATATACAAGTGACCTTCTTCGGCTTCGTAATGATATTCAAATCTTATTGTCCTCCATTGGTTTAAAACGCTACCTACAACAGCACCCATTTCTTGGTCAACTTTGTTCGATAAACCGTTTCTCCAATGACTTGATATGTTATTGATAGCTACATAAAAGTCATACGCTAATTGTCCAGATCCGAAGGAAACAAAATCAGCACCTAAAGAAGTCCACTTAACCCTAGTCTCAATGTAGTAATCTTCACCTGCAGTATATGGAGTTACAAAGTTAATTATATCTGTCTGAGCTTGTAAGAATTCAAGACCAACTCTACCGCCACTACTTACAGAAGTAATAGCTTTTATGTTTCTTATTTTTGTTATTTTTCTCATATAGCAACTAACATGTCGTTTACATCTCCCCTATCTGTCGTTATTGTGTGTTGAGTTCCTAAACTACCTACAATCTTACCACCAACAATCTTATTTAATTTAAACATTTCACCATCTGCATCTATCCAATCAATAATCCAATCTCCTGAGTTAAAAGGAACTACACCTATTTTTCCTAGAATAAAATCTATATCCTGTGATGCTATTGAGGTTGCGGCAGTTGTGTCTCGTTCTACACCATCAATAATAATGTAAATTTCTCCAGCTCCATCCCTATATCCTACCTCAATCTCATACCATTCATCTAATGCGAAAATTGGTAATGATGGAGTAACAAATTGAGTAAAAAGACCAGCTTCCATTTTGTTATTTGCTTGATTAACACCAAACCAAAATTTCGGAGAAACATTATCACCCATCGCATAGTAATCCTGACCTAATCCTGTAGCTTTAACTCTAGTTTTTATATAAAAGTCATTACCATTAATGTAGGGTATTGGCATGTCAACTTTATCGGTATTAGCTTGTAAAAACTCCATACCGTAGTTAACAGACGAACCTCCAACTGAAGTTATCTTACCGATTTTCCCTATTTGCCTTATTTTTCTCACTATTTTGTAATAGCTAGATCACCAACACCTCTTTTTGTTTTAACATACACATCTTCGTCACCGAAAGTTGCAGGTGTGATTCCATCTAAAGGTCTTAACAAGAATCCTTTATCTGCATCATCAGGTGCAGTATCAGAGATTATAGCCACTAAAACTCCGTTGCTAATGTTCTGAATTGCATTCCACAAACCTAAAGAACCTACTAATGCGTAAGATTCGGTTGCTGTAATAATTACTGTAGTCATAATATTTCCTTTTTATTTAATTTACATTTTTTCTTTCCACATTTCGTATTCAGCAAGACCTTGAGCTGGTGTCATAATACCAACATCAACAAACATCTTGATACCTGCCATAATATTTCTAGCAGAGGCAACTTTTGACTTCTCATTCTCACGCATCATTGGTAAATGATTCATCGATGCAGTCAATTTAGTACCGTATCTTAAGTTGATAGTCTTACAAAAGTCATTCAACTCAGTTTGAATCTTAGACTGTACGAAATGTATAACAGCCTTAGATTGATTTTCAAATGTAGAACTTGATCCATTTACAGAGAATAACTCAGGTGGAATACCTAAAGCTCCGATAATGATCATCGCATCAGCAATTACTGACTCATCAAGACCTAATTCCTTTAATTTTATGTGAAGTGACTGCCATTCTAGTGCGGAATTCGTAATAATTGTTCTCTTTTTACCTATTCCTACACCATAATCAACCGACATTTTCTTATCAATATCGTCCTTTTCACCTTTTTTCATTGGTACTTTAGCAAGATTACCTGTTGTTTTATTGGTAATCATGTCCTTACCATTCGAATCGATAACGATGTTTTTGGCCGCGAACGCTTTTTCTACATTCGTTAATGGCATTTTAAGTGCATCAATTCTACTTGGTGCAGTAAACATGTTGTTATCTAAACCGTTGGCAAGATCATATAATGGCAATACATTACCAATCGGGATCGCCAAGTTTTGTTCAGTTTTATCGTACAAGAATTTTTGAGACAATGTAGCAACAACCTCCGCTTTAGTAATTAAGATTTTAGTTTTGAAATGTTCATCAAACTCAATCAAGTTAGGCTTCAAGTTATACATCATCTTTACCCTAGAAATGTTATTCTTGTCATTTCCAATTGTAATTGGGTGCATGTAGTTAAAACCACAACTATACTTGTACCAGATCAGTTGCTTCAAATAATCATCCCTTGTTTGGTAAGGATTTGGTTTCTGCAGTAAGTCAAGGATAGGAGTTCCTTCCTCTTCTGTTTCACCATCGAAGAATTTTGCACTAGCGAAGTAGTCGGCAATTAGTTGAATCCCTGGCATGAGGATAGGGTTTCTAGTTGCGACATTTATCTTGTCATTTAAGTCGTTCCATTGGGCGTTTCCCTGACCTGCAGTATAATAAAACGTTTGCCCTGAAGTACCTCTAACGAAATTATAAGCTTGGTTCAACGCTTTATTTAAGGTTTTCTCAATTATATTCATTTAATATTCTTTTAAATCGTCATAAATTATTCTCAATCCTGTCAGACTATCCGCAGCATCATCCCATTCGTTTATGGTTTTATCCTTATTGTACTTAAAGAATTGACGTAATCCTTGGTCGTACATTGATCCAAATTCAACATCGTTTCTGAATACAATAGTAAGTCTTAGACCACCTGCATTCGAAAGTATTCTAGTATGCTTATCACCTGTTTGATTAATAAATCCAACAATGCAATGTTCGGGAATTCTGTCATCAACTTCTGATGCAAAAATACTACCCATACCATTCGATTCAATTCCTGTATACTCCAAATTGTGGTGAGTAATCATCTCAGCACAAGCGTTTATGGTTGTCTTACTAGAATCTTGTGTAAAAAACCAATCAACGATATACAAGAAATGACCGATCTGATATCCTACAGGGAATGACAAATAATCAGTACCCTTGTCAGCTACATCTATAAACCCAATTTTCTTTGCGATATTGTTGTAATTGATCTCGGCAAGTTTGAAATATTGGAAATCCTTCGGAAAGAATAACGATCCTTTGATGTTATCTCTCCATTTTCCCATTACCGTAACTGCATATTCTTCGGGATCTTTTTCTTCCATTCGTTTGAATTCTCTCCAAACATTATCAGCAATTAAATCTCTGTCCAGGTCCAAGTAAGTAGTGTGTATGTACATGACATTTCCAACAATACCATTGTGTCCTTCTTTTACACCTCTCTCAGCATAGAACTCTTTGTAAATCCAATGCTCTTTATCCGATGGATTCAATGAAAGAATCGATACGTTCTGAACATCTTTCACACGAATTGATAAATACACTTTCTTCCAAGTATCTAAATCAGGAATTTCCTCGGCTTCATCCGTTAGGAAAACTGAGAAGTCCTTTAATGATTTCAAATTCGCAGACTGATTCCCGGACGATGCTTTTATTCCTTTGAATACAACCTTACCTTTATTTCTTTTCGAAACAATTCTGTCGCGTTTTACTTTGAAGTATGGCTTATACCCAAGTATGTCAACCTTCTCCATGAAATCAGGAATAATTGTATCCTCTGCAGAAGTCAAAGTATAACGAGTAAATAATATACGATGCATATAATCCTGTACCCAATTTGCGGCAGCAAGAGAAACAACGAATGATTTACCCGAGTTCCTTCCTCCTGTGATTACTATCGTATCTACTTTATTTAGTTTCAATGCGTAATCTCTGTCAAGAGCGTCTGACTTCCCTTCGATTACGAGTTTTGCTTTTGGTAAATCAAAGAGAGGCAAGTATTTATCGCTTATCTTTAATTTTGTTCCTTTGTTATCCTCCATTCATTTTTACTACTTTGCTGTTGTTTGTGAATTCAATTTGTGGTGCAGGTAATGATGCATCACCTTGGTCTTGCTGAACATTCATAGCAAGTCCATCTAAGTTATGTAACATAAAGATCATCGCTGTAGGCGATACTCCCTGTTGCATTTTCTCTTCATAATATTGTGTGATCAATGTTTTTGCGTAGGCAATTGGCTCTGCATATTCGAAATGACTTGATCCGAACGTGTACATTTGTTTCCGCGAGGTAAAGCCAAGATGCAGACATATTCCCATCAAAGTCAATATCTTAACTTCAATTATTCGTTGATGAGGTTTTCGTCCAATTACTTCATTCCTGATCTTACAACCTTTGTCTACATACTGTTTCACCATCGTCATCATGTCTGTTGGCGATTGGTAAACAGGTGGCTTCCCTACAGTTTTCGTGTAGAGTTTCTTAAGGTTACGAGGCGAGTCTTTGTACTCAGATATTAGTTCCATTAATGTTCCTGATTTACAATAGAACGAAGAGGATGCAGATTTATTATAACCATATATAACATATATCAGATAGAGGTTGTATATCTCAGAAAGTTGTGAGCCACCTAAAAGGCCGCCGCCCATCGGTTTGTATGGCTGACAAACATTCTTTTTTTTTAGGCTTGTCTAAATATTTGCTACATATTTTTTAGGCTTGTCTAAATCTATTGTTAGCCTATGCCAGATCTGGGTTTAGGCTTGTCTAAATATAGCTAAAATGTAGTTTTATTTCTACATTCATACAATATAATTATACTATTTATGTTATATATCCAATAATTATATTATCTTTGAGTATTATTAATCATTTAAATTTTATCTATTATGAAGACTATTGAATATATCTACAGTAACAAGGGCGTAATTACTCACCTACATTTAGGCGTTTCAAATAACTCAAAGATCGGTTTAGGTTATGTATTACAAACATATCATTACTCTATAGATCAACTAACAAAGGACGAAACAAGAGCCAAAGAGAGCTTTAGGAATGACAAAAAAACGTGTTTAAATTGTCCTTTGTCTTATAATATGAATGCAGGTAAGAGCGGAGGGTGTTATACTCACAAAGGTATGATATACAACGGTTTAATAAGTAAGCTTAAAAAGACTATTAGGTTAAACGATAAAGGGCAAATTAAACCCTTTGATCTTGCAACGTTTAAAGCGTTCTTAGGAATGGCAAAGAGTGGTTATCCTATTGATCTTGTGAGGTTTGGAGCTTATGGAGAGCCTATAAATTTAGGTGAATATGTAGCTTTAGAGTTATCTAAATTATGTAAAAAGTCTACAGGTTACACTCACCA